TGACAACTGGATATTAAAATCTACTCTGTCCAAAAAAGCAAAAAGCCCACAAGCATCACTGCTTGCAGGCTTATCTTCCAGCTCATAGCCGGACTCGAACCGGCGACCTACTCATTACGAATTTTAGTAAGATGGATCGGGGGCACTACATCCTGGATTCGATGGGATGATGGCTAAAGAATATCATAGTTAATTCTTGATCTTATTCATGGGTGTTTCTTGCTCGCATCCTGTTAAATCAGGACTAGACACATATCGTCCATCCCACTCGCCGTCACAATTTAACCAGCAATAGCCTTTTTCATCTTTGATATAGACATTTTTAGCTAAAATACCACTGTCTGTAGCGTAGTACCATTTGCTATCGTCTTTAAACCATTGATTGCTGAGCATTGTACCGTCTTCTTTATTGAGATAATACCACTCTTCTTCTTTTGTTTTGAACCAACCCGTGATCATTTTCCCAGATCCGTCAAAGACATACCAGCGTTCTCCGATCAATGCCCACTGGTCTTTAAGTTCTGTGCCCTCTTTTGAGTAGTGCCAACCATCATCTTTTTTCGTCCATCCTGTGGTGTGTGCTGCCGCGTACTCCACGCAGGCCATGTATGCACACCACGACACAAATTGCTGACACCAGTATGCGCCGTTGTCGTGATACCATTTCCCGTACTTCGTATAGTTGTTCGTACCGCTATTCAAAGTCTTACTTTCAAGCTGATAATCGGATGCCTTTTCTAAATATCCTACCTCATCTTTGGCTACACTCACAAGTGCTTCTGCGCTGCAGGTATCTTCTGAAAATCGAGGCGTACCAAATCCATTAATCCTATGAACGCCTCCCACATCTGAAACTGTAAACTTGTAAGCTTTGATAGCAACTCCGCCACCGTTACGCTCATAAGCTTGTGTACTCGTATTTCCCTCTACAGTCTTAATACTGTAAGAATTGCCATCTTTTTCTACAGCAATTACGATTCCAACATGAGCAACTCTTCCGATCGAACTATGATAGAAGTAAACGATATCGCCTATATGCGGTACTTTTCCATAGCGATTGTTTTTTACAAAATATGCTTTACCCGTTGGAGTATATTCAGAATATCCTCCACAAAGTAATTTTTCCCCTGCGACATATGCGTTATTCAATCCCATAAATTTTCCCCTTTCTGTACAAAGAAAGAGCGCTAAGCCTTTTCACTTAACGCCCTTCGTAAATGGATATTACTACTTAATCATTTCCTTCAACGCTTCTTGCAAGAACAACAAAATCCCTGCAAGACTTCCTTTTTTTTATTCTGCTACATCATATGCATCCAAACCCAGAACTTTCGTATCCCTATCCGGTTGCCACTTACCACTTTCATCTACCCAGCGATACATTCCGCTGTCATCTTTCACATAAGCACTAACTGCCATAACTCCAGTTTTTTCAAGATAGTAACTGTGCCCGTCCACGGTAACCCATCGTCCTGCAAGCATTGCATAGTCATCAGGATTTAAGTAGTACCACTCATCTCCAGCCTTAAACCACTTACTGATAACTCTTCCAGCCTCGTCAAACGCATACCACCTGCCTGCAATCTCCAGCCACTGTCCTTTGACATCCATTCCTGCATCGTCCTTGTAATGCCAGCCGTCTGTCTGCTTGACCCATTGATTTTTTACGATACTCTCAAGGTGATTTTGGCAAGCCTTGAATGCGCACCAGCTAATAAACTGCTGACACCAGAACAAACCATTTCCTCCATACCATTTTCCGTACTTCGTGTAGTCCCCTGTTCCCGGATTGGCTGTCTTACTCTCCAAATCTTTATTGCTTGCCTTTTCAATATATCCAACTTCTGCAAGTAAAGTTTTCACAAACTCATCCACTGTACAAGTATCTTCACTGAATGCTGGCGCTCCAAATCCGTTTATTCTATATGCTCCGCCAACCTCTGAAAGTGTGAAATTGTATCTTTTCTTCGCCACGCATCCACCATTTCCATTTCTATCGAATATATTACTTTCAGATGTATTACCCTCTACAGTTTCAATCGTATATCTTGTTCCATCTTTTTTTACACTAACCACTGCCCCTACATGGCGAACCCTACCCATGCGGCTGCTGTAAAAATACACCACATCACCAAGCTTTGGCTCTTTATGGTACTCCCCTGCTCTTTCAAAAAGGGCCTTGCCACTTGGTGTGTACTGTGTATATGCTCCCCTTAGCAATTTCTGTCCATTTCTGTATGCTTGATTCATCTTCATACCTCCTCACTAAAAAGGCGACAAGGTCTCCCCTGCCGCCGGTATCTCTAGTTAGTCCTCATTCGGATTTGGTGCATGATTATTTTTGTCAAACTCCTTGCACTCCTCTTCCCACATCTTGTGCCACTCTACAAACTCTGCATCGGTCAAATCTGCACACTCTTCCCTTGTCGGCTCCTTTGGTCGCTCACCATATGCTTTTACGGTCTTGACAACTCTCCCTGTTTTCAGTACTCTCGACATTACTCTACCTCCTTATTTGCAGTTGTACTGTCAGCTAACCCTTCGGCAAGGCAATAGCCTACCACTTGAGCACCAGCCATGATAATTGCGGCCGTTTGTGCTGCTTCATTTTGTGAAAGCCCTTTTGCTAGCATAATTAGCGTTACAAAACTTGCAACTGAAGTCCAAAGCTTTCTGCTTGTTAATTTTCTTTTCCAATCAATCTTCATCTTATACCTCGCTTTCTTTTAAGTGCTTTTGATACTGCTTTCGTGCACTCTCTCGAATAAACTTATGTGCTTCATCAATATAGTGATTTTTAATCTCATACTTCTGACAATACTCATGATACTCTGAAATTTCATCAAGACAGTATTTAAATTGTTGATCTGAGTATTCTCTGCCAAGTTTTAAGTTTTCAGCAAAATTAATAATCTCATTTCTCATATCAACTGCTTTTTGCTCTACACTAGCTCTATCATATGCTTCAAATCTTTCTTCTGTATAACCTCTTAACTTTTCAATCGCCACAGCTTGTGCTTCTTGTCTCTCTTCAATAATTGTTAGTCTTATGATTGTCTCTTTATTGATGATTTTAGCAAACCATTTTACCAACAGTGTCAAAGGTGAAAACTTCACAGGTGTAACTTCAAAAAATACAGATAACAGTAGTAAAATCGTTGGCAGTTTGTCAAGAATGATGTCTATTATATGCTGTTCAGCCACTTTGTCCCCCTATTTTCCCGATTCAACAGCAAGATCCCCTGCCCCTAAGCTCTCTAAAACTTCTTTTACTTGATTTTTAAGACGCTTTGGAACATCTGAATACAACCTCTCTCCATCAATGATTAGATAAGCATATACAGTCGCTAAGCCTTTATATTTCATAGTCTTCCTCCTTAAACAAAATTAATCATTTCCATTTTCACTTGAAATAAGCAAATCTGACAATTCTGTGACCGAATTTCCTAAAGCAATTAATTTCTTATTGTTTAATTCAAGTCTGTCTCTCATCTTCTTTAACTCTTCGCTCGTTGAAAGTGACATATCTTCAAAAATCCCTTTCGGTTCTCCATTTAAATCTACACGCACTAATCTCTTATCCTCAGGAATATCAATAGACGATACTACAGTATTCTCTACTCCTCCCTGATTCCACACAGTGCCGAGAATATTCCCTTGTTTGTCAGATATAACAATATACTTCATAATTTCATCTCCTTCTATAGTTGTGCTGAGGACACAGCAATTGCATACACATTCAATGTGACATCACCCACCGAGCCTAAATACCGCACCTTGAGCTGACTTCCATCACGCATAAATGTAAACTGATAGGTATTCCCCCCTCGAACTTTTACAACAGTAAAAACCTCTGCATTTTTTGTCAAAGCGAGCGTTGTTATCTGACATCGCCCACCCTTATCAAATCTAAAGAATGACTCTGCCACTTCTTGCCCAACTAAGTCAACCCCAACTATAACAGTATTATATTCGCTGAATTGAACATTCATAGTCACAGATTGTTCAGATGAGTTCACATGATATGTATAGTCACCAGTAAAGAACGCAGGTGCAATCGGATCAATGTAATCTCTACTTCCTTCTACTCCGTTAATATTGATATTTTTTACAATATTTTGTGGCCACAGATTTGGTGATGGTAGGTATACCCAATTTGCCCCTTCAATTCTGTGCCCATTTGGTACTCTAGTAATGAGGCCTCTACCTCGCCCAGCTTCGGTATCATCCCATGCGTGCCCCTCGTTATTCCACGCAGAAATTACCGTACCAGTTGTACATACCCATCTTCTGATCTGACCTTGTATTCCTGCTGTATTATAGTTATCTAGCCAGTAAGTTCCATTTAACCCGAGTACCCTGGCTAGGTCGGCCCACTTCAGCCACATATAAGATTTACCAATTTGAGTATGATAATATCCGTCTGGAAAATTCACAAACACATTGTCGCCACCATTTGTACCTATTTCTCCGTTCCCATTACCTGCACCTCGGTCTGGAATTGTTCCTTGCTTTCCAAAAGCACCAGATGTGTTAATCATCCCACCCTCAGGGATATGCGGCCGAACCCACGCAAAAGGCAGTTTTATTTCAGCCCCACCGCTAGCCACTTGTGTCACATAAGCCCCCTGTGGAATTTTAAGATATGCATTATCGCCATCAAATCGCCATGACAACGCATCTACTTGCGAGGGCATAGAAGTTAAGCTTCCGTCTACCACCTCATCATCACTGTCAGTCGTAACGGTTTTAAATCCTTGAAGGACCTGATCCCTGCCC